ATAGATTTTCTAACAACTTCTCCTGTAGGAACAAGTAGAATGAAATTAGGAAGTGTTGCTAGTGCAACTGTATCCAGAGACGTAACAATGCCAGATGATGGTGTTTATTTTTCAGCTGGAATTTATGTCCAATACACACGTAGCACTTTTGGAACAATGACAGCGTTTCACGCTTAATCGGAGAAAACTATGCCAGGAATGAGAAACAGAAGAGAAGCTATTCGCAATGGCCAAGATTGGACTAAAAGTAAATCTGGTTACATGGGCGGTGGCGAAGTTATGGGCTATGAGCACGGCGGTAAAGTTAAAAAGAAATCTAAGAAAATGTATGGCGGCTAGAAATGGCTACATCAGAAACTACATCTTTTGACCTTAGTGTTGATGAGCTTATAGAAGAAGCTTACGAACGTTGTGGTTTAGAACTGCGCACAGGATATGATTTGGAGACTGCTAGACGGTCTTTGAACATAATGATAGCAGAGTGGTCTAATCGTGGTCTTAATCAATGGTTAATAACCAAGCATAATTTTACTGTAACACAAGGAACTAACTACCAAGATCTAGGAACAGATATAGTAGACATTACCTCTGCTGTGGTTCAACGCGATAGCAAAGATTATCAATTAGAAAGGCTTAGTCGTTCAGATTATTTATATATACCCAATAAAACTGCACAAGCTAGACCTAACCAGTTCTTTTTAGAAAGACACATTACACCGCGTGTGTATTTATACCCCACTCCTGAAAATTCTACCGATGTAATTTATTATTATGCTTTAACTAGAATGCAAGATGCCGGGGACTTTACTAATAACATGGAAACTGTTTTTAGATTTTTGCCTTGTATGACAGCAGGGTTAGCTTATTACATAGCAATGAAAAGAGCACCCGATAGAATGGCTCTTTTAAAACAGGTTTATGATGAGGAATTTGATCGAGCTGCTTCTGAAGATATAGATTCAGTGAGTTCTCGTTTTCTTCCTCCTAGAATGATAGTTTAGTAATGGCTTTTGCATCAGCTAAATACGCATTCGGAATCTGCGATATATGTAGCCAACGTTTTCGTTTAAAGACACTACAGACTCAATGGGATGGTGTTAAAGCTTGTTATGAGTGTTTTGATGTTAAACATCCTCAATTAGAGGCCCCTCATGTTAGACCAGATGCAGAGGCTCTTTTACAGCCTAGACCTGATGTAAGCGTAGTACCAAGTGCATTTACTGTTTACACAAACGTTGGATTAGGTATTATTGGTACAGTATTAACAACACCGACTGAAATGACTGCTTCCGTAGGTGATGTTACAATAACAACGACATGAGTTTTACGTACAGCACATTAAAAACAGCCATAGAGAATTATGTAGATACTTCTGAGACTACTTTTGTGGCTACGTTGCCTACGTTTATTTTACAAACAGAAGAACGTATATTAAAGAATGTATGGCTGGACAATTTTAAAAAGAATGTAACTGGTACAGCAACATCCGGTACAACTTATCTGGCAATGCCCAATGATTTTTTAGCTCCTTTTAGCTTAGCTACAATTAGCACGAGCAATGTTTATAATTATCTTTTATTAAAACAAGTAAGTTTTATGAAAAGCTATAAACCAGTATCAACCGAGACCGGGGCTCCTAAATATTACGCGGAGTTTGATAGTGACTCTTTTATTTTAGCCCCTACACCAAATGCTAACTTTACGTTTGAACTGCATTATTTTTATAGGCCTACTTCTTTAACAGCAGGAGCAGATAGTGGTACAACATGGTTATCTCAAAATGCTATTAACTGTATGCTTTATGGAGCATTAGTAGAAGCAGGTACTTTTTTAAAAATGGATCCAGCTGAAATAGGCGGGTATGAACAACGATTTCAAGATGCTTTAGACAGGCTTAGAAACACTAGCGAAGGCGCTGGAACACAATCACAATACAGATACGATCAAGTTAGAATACCCACTACGTGAGTCAAATTAAAGAGTTAGAAGGAGCAGAAATTGCTTTGGTTGCAATGGGCGAAAGCCAATTAGACTTTCATTTAGCTAAATCACACAGTAAAAAATGGGACGAAGTTTGGGGTATTAATGCTATGGCGGGCATCACAGACTGCGACAGAGTGTTTATGATGGACCCAGCTTCTAGATTTTTAGACTCAGATGCTGCGGGGAGCCAAACAGGAATTATGGTTAGTGTGGTTAAAGAACACCCCGGGCCTATTTATACGTGTCAACTAGATGAAAGATGTCCGGGCTTAGTTGAGTACCCCTTACTTGATGTTGTTAAAGCCACTCAATGTTCTTATTTTAATAATACAATTCCTTTTGCTATTGCTTTTGCTTTATATAATAAAGTAGCTAAGTTAAGTTTATTTGGTATAGATTTTACTTATAAAGGTAATTTGCATTTTGCTGAAGCAGGAAGATCCTGTGTCGAATTTTGGTTAGCCAAGTGTATAGAAAACGGAATGGTAGTAAGCGTTGCCCCTAGATCGGGACTTTTAGACACCGATGTTCCAATTCAAGAAAAATTGTATGGGTATCATCGTCTTGAAGACCCAACATTAATTTTAATAGACGAAGATGAGTTTTTTACCATGGGGTATAAAGAATACAGTAAACTCATGAAAGAAAAGCACAGGGAAGATGGTGAAGTTATTATGACGGTTAATACTCCACCCGAAGCAAAAAGGTATTAATATGATAGAAGTAAATACAGCAGGAAGTTTGGGCGCTATAGAAGTTGTTACCACTAAAAACAAAGGGCATTCACCTGAATTTTGGGCAGAAACATGCACGGCTAGGATATGCAGCATTTCTGATAGTGCAGAACCTCACGTTCGACTTCAAGCCGAGGCTTTCAGACTAGCAATTTACAATACAATACTTTATTATATTAAAGAAGCGATCAACAGTGAGCGTTGTACCATGAGAAACCTTCTTATAGAGCAAGGACACGAAGATTTAGCAATAATATTGAAGGAGTTAAAATAATGGCAATTACATCAACACTAACAACTAGCTTTAAAAAAGAACTGTTAGAAGCTAAGCATAATTTTTTAGCTTCAGGAGGCAACTCATTTAAACTGGCTTTGTACACAAGTTCAGCAACAATGGGGGCTGCAACTACTGCGTATACTACAACTGCTGAGGTATCAGGAACAAACTACACTGCTGCTGGTGCAGCGTTAACTAACATAGCACCAACAACTGGAGGCACTACAGGTTTTACAGATTTTAGTGACTTAACGTTTGGTACCGCTACTGTAACCGCTAGAGGTTGTATGATTTACAACGACACAAATGGCGACAAATCAGTAGCCACAATTGATTTCGGTGGTGACAAAACTTCTACAGCAGGAGACTTTACAATTGTATTTCCTGCAGCAGCAGCAAGCACAGCGATAATTAGAATAGCTTAGTAAATGTCTGTCGGATGGGGTCGTTCCACATGGGGAGCAGGTCCCTGGGGTCAACCTCATTCTGTCCCTATAAGCTTCACCATATCTGGTGTAGCCGGGACTTCAGCATTAGGTTCTGTAAGTGTAGATGCCGAATCGAATGTAACACTTTCAACATTAGTTGCTACTTCTGCTTTAGGATCTGTTACTACAGTATCTGCAGCTAATGTAACACCAACAGGCCAAGCCTCAACATCTGCTTTAGGAACACCATCCATAGATGCAGAAGCTAATGTAACTCCTACCGGACAATCCGCCACTACAGGTGCTCCTCAAGCTGGAGTAAATGGACAAGCAATAGCGAGCGTACCTGGAGTTGTAGGTAGTGTAGGAAGTTTATCTGTTGATGTAGATGGTGAAGCAAACGTACCTGTCACACTGAGTGCAGCAACAGCTTCAATTGGCTCTGTAACCGTACACCACAATGCAAGATTTAATATTAATGGTGTTTCTGCAACAGGATCTTTAGGATCTGTAAGCACAGATGCAGAGGCCAATGTTTCTGTTATAGGAGTTTCAGCTACAGGTGAATTGGGAAATCCTTTTGTTTGGAGCCTTATAGATGAAACACAAACGCCTAACTATAACACCATAGATCAAACTCAAACTCCCGATTGGGAAGATGTTGCTTAACTATGCAGAAGAAAGGTAATATAATCAATTGAACGGAGAATAAACAATGGCAAGTACATACGTAAACAACCTAAGACTTAATGAAATGGCCACCGGGGATGCCAGTGGTACCTGGGGCACAACAACAAATACGAATTTAGAATTGATCGGACAGGCCCTTGGTTATGGCACCAGAGCCATCGCTAATGCGTCAACCGATAACATCACTATTGCAGACGGAGCTTCCGATTCCGACAGAGCAATGTATCTTAAACTTACGGGTGGTGGTCAGGCTTGTACTGTAACGCTTTTACCCAACACCGCATCCAAAGTATGGATGTTGGAAAACGCCACTTCGTACACACTCACGTTCACTTGCGGCAGTGGAGCTAACGTAGCAATCCTAGCAGGAGAAACAAAAATTATAGCCACCGATGGTGGTGGGTCTGGTGGAATAGTTTATGACGTATTAACCGATACAAATTTAGTAGGAACCACTAAAACCGCAGCCTTAACTAACGCAGGGGCGTTATCCAACCAAGGGACAGTAACCGTAGGCGTAGACGATACGGGTTACGATGTTAAATTCTTCGGAGCAACGTCAGGGGCTTACATGCTCTGGGATGAATCCGCAGATGATTTAAAATTAGTTGGTGCTGCTGGACTTACAGTTGCAGGAAATATTGATATAGATGGTATGGCTAACCTAGACGTAGTAGATATAGATGGTGCAACTCAGGCAGACGGAACTATTACAGTAGGAGTTGACGATACTGGGTATGACGTTAAATTCTTCGGTGCTACCGCTAGTGCCTATATGCTTTGGGATGAGTCTGCCGATGATTTGATTTTGGCTGGTGCTGCCAGAGTGGTTGTACCTGCCAGTGGATTGGTTATAGCAAGCACAGCAGTCAGTTCAACCGCAGCCGAACTTAATTTACTGGATGGTCTGGACAGAGGCAGTATCCTCTACGGAAACGCCAGTAGTGCAACTACAGTTCTAGGACAAGGTTCAGCCGACCAAGTATTAACTTCAGACGGAACAGACATAAGCTGGGAAGATGCTTCAGGTGGTGGTATAACAGGACTGACAGGTTTAGTAGAAAACAATTCAATCTGGCTTGGTAATGATCCATCAGGAACTACAAGCACAGCAGCATATAGCG